CTCAAGCAAGATCGCGAAGTCTGGCTCCCCGTCACCCTGCCGGACCCGGATGGCAAGGCCACCATCCGCCTGAAAGTGAAGCTGATCAGCCACACCGCCAACGCCGCGCGTAAACACGACATCATCCAGGACCAGGTAGAACGCCTGCGCAGTGAGGCCGAGGCCGGGGCTATCGAATCGGCAGGCGCCATGCTGGCCAAATTCGTCGCCATCTCAGAAGCCCTCAGCCCCGAGGCCATCGCTGCCGACATTGATACCCTGGTCGCACGCATCACCGACTGGCAGGACATCGGCGACGAGGCCGGGGCGCCCTTGCCCTTCAACCCCGACCACTTGCGCGCCTTGCTCGATTCCGCCTCGTGGGTGGTCAAGGCGGTACGCGACGCCATCACCGACCTTGACGACAACGGACGGGTAAAAAACTGATGGCCTGGCTGCGCTGGCGTTGCGACGCTGGCGACGGCCAGGGCCAAGAGACGTGTCGGGTCTGCCAGGAGGCGCGCGGTGAGCGCACCTGGTGCGGGCAGTGTGAGGCCGTGGAACTGTGGCCGGAGAACATCCCATCGGCCTCGCTCTACATCGCGTGCGAAACCCAATGGCAACGGGCCGGGATGTCCGGCCTGCCGGTGGGTCTGGACTATGCCGGCGTGGAGGCGGCCATGCGCCTACGGGGCGATCCGCCGGCATTGTTTGATGACATCCAGGTTCTGGAGCGGGTGTTTCTCCAGATTGCCGCTGATCGCGCCGCCAAAGACGCTCCCAAGAATCATCCGAGGTAATCGCCAATGCCGGGCTCCATGACCGTTTCGCTGAGGATCAATGCCGATGGCTCGGCAGCGATTACCAACCTCAAGCAGGTACAAGGCGCCGTGGATGGCGTGGGCAAAAAGGGCAAGGAAGCCTCCTCGGGCGTCAATGAATTGGCGAAATCCCTGCAAGGTATGGCCATCACGGCCGGGGCGGCCTTGTCGGTCTCGGCACTGGCCCAGTCTTTTATCCAGGCCAATGTCGAGAGCCAGCGCCTCGCCAAAGGCTTGACGGCGGTCACGGGCTCCACCGGCGCGGGCGCCGCCGAGATGCAATATCTGCAGGCCACTGCCGACAAGCTGGGCTTGAGCCTGGCGGCGGCGGCCCCGGCTTATGTCAACCTGACGGCGGCCACCAAGGGCACGCGGCTGGAGGGCCAGGCCACCAAGGACATTTTCGAGGCCGTGAGCCTGGCCATGGCCAAGCTGGGCAAGTCCAGTGCTGACACCCAGGGCGCTTTGCTGGCTATCGAGCAGATGGTCTCCAAAGGCGTGGTTAGCGCGGAAGAACTGCGCGGCCAATTGGGCGAGCGGCTGCCAGGCGCCTTCAAGCTGGCAGCGGAGGCCATGGGTGTTACTGAGCAAGAGCTCGGCAAGATGCTGGAGTCGGGTGAGATTCTGGCCGTTGATCTGTTACCGCGCTTGGCGCAAGGGCTGAACAAGCTCTACGACGACGGCAAGGCCGTTACGGGTCTAGAAGCGGACTGGAATGTCCTGGTCAATGCCATTGATCGCGTGTGGGTCAGTGCTGATAAGGCTACCGGGGCTACCGGACTCCTCAGCAGCGCCATGAAGGCGGCCACCTTGCAGGCGAATCGCTGGGGCGAAGCCCTGAACGTGATCGCCAATTTTCAGGAAGGAAAGGGCTTCGCCTATGGCGATCGTGATGCCCTGGCCAGCGATTATGCCTTACGCGCCAAGCTGCTCGATGAATACATCGTCAAGATGAAGGATGCTAAGGCGTACCTGGACGCCAACGACCTGGACAATAGCGCCGCCCGCCGCGCGGAAGGCGACGCCCTGATTGCCAGAATCAACGAAATTGACGCCCGTACTAAAGTGGTCCGCGCGGATGTGAAAGCGGCACGCGCGGAGGCGGAATCTACCGCGCAAAAAACCGCTGCCAGTTTCAACGATGAAGCGATAAAGCTCTATCGCGATCACCAAGCCGCCATTGACGCCAACGCGGAGTCCATGGACAAGCTCAATGGCCACTACGACAAGTCCATCGCCAAGAAGGACGAATACAAAAAAATGGAGGAGGCGGTAGCTGAGGCCGTCAAGTTGGGACGCATGTCGCAGGTAGAGGGACAGGTCGCGCTAGAGAAGTTCGCGGCGGCACAGGATAAGGCTACCGAGTCAGCCGGCCGGCATACTAAGGCCCTCTCGGCGGAGGCTCAGACAGTCGCGGAGATTGAAAAAAAATATGGACTCATAGCCGGCCAATTGGATGCGGTCTGGAAATTAGAAAGCGGACGCGGCAAGACCGCCGGCACCAACTCGGAACGCTGGGTTAAAGACCTGGCAGCCGGTGAAGGGCACCTGACCAAGATTGTCGGCCAATTCCAGATGGCCGAAGGCACCGCCAAGGGCCTGGGCGCCAATATGAAAACCTTCAACGGCCAGGCGGATGCGGCGGCTAAATACATGGCCCAGGCCGCTGCCCAGGGTAAGACCCTGTGGGAGCAATTCGCCACCTATCATGGCGGCCCCAATGAGAAATCTTGGGGCGAGAAAACGCGCGCCTATGCCGATGCGGCGGTGAAGATCGTAGCCGATGCCACTGGCACTATGCAGGATCTTGGGCAGAATACCGGCAGGATCATTACCGACACGCTCAATAGGGCCAACGCGGCGGTGCAAGGCATGATCGAGCGTTATTTGCCAGCGGAAGCTGCCGCGCGCGCTTATGCGCAAGCGCAGCAAGACCTGGCAAATTCATCGGACTTCGCGTCCCTCTCCCAAGAGAAGCAACAGGTCATACTCGCCGGCCTGAAAAAAGACTACGAGGCGTCCCAAAAAACCGCTTCAGAAACCGCAAAAGTCTGGGATGAAATGTGGAGAAACGCCGTCAAGCGCATTGACGACACCTTTGCTGGCATGTGGAAAAACCTCCTTACCGGCACCGGCAACACCCTCGACAACCTCAAAGACATGCTGCTCAACTGGCTGGCGGAAGTCAGCTACCAGATGCTGCTTAAACCCATCGTGGTAGGCATCACCACGACCATGCTCGGCGGCACCGGGACGGCGAACGCCGCCAGCGCTGCCGGGAGCCTGTTATCCGGCGGCGGCGGCGGCACGGGAAGCTGGTTCTCCAATCTGAGCAGCCTGTTTTCCGGAAACAGCCTGGGCACGAGTATTGCCAAGGGACTAAATGGCCTGTTCGGCGCCTTCGGCGAGGTCTCGCATAGCGTCCAGGGCTTTTTGGGCAATCTGGCCAGCGCCTCCAACTGGTCGCTGGCGGGCGGCGGTATTCTGGGCAGCATTGCTGGCAATCTGCTGTTCGGCAAGAAAGGCTTCGGTTCTATCGGCTCCTCAATTGGCAGCTCCCTGGGGTCAATAGCCGCCGCTGGCTTGGCCTTCGGACCCGTGGGGGTCCTGGTGGGCGGCTTGCTCGGCGGCTTGGCGGGTGGTGCCTTGGGGTCCCTGTTCGGTGGCAACAAGGAGCCGCGCCCCGGCGCCTATGCCGCCATTACCCACAATGGCCTGGGAATGCTAGAGGATAACGTCGGCGTCAAAGGCGCCTTCGGCCTGACCTTCGGTATGTCCGACATCGGCACCAAAAACCTCGACGCTGAGGAAATGCGCGCCACCTTTGAGGGCTTCGCCAAAGTGTCCGAGGTGCTGGCCCAGTTCTATGGCAAAGATGTCGCCGCACAGGTCGAAGCCTCGCTCAAAAAGGCCTCGGAGGAGGGCTGGAGCAAGAACGGCATCATGCGGTTGGCAATGGACGCCAACGAGGCGTTTGACTTGATGTTCACCCAGATTATCGACCACGCGGCCGCCACGGGTGACGCCCTGGCCATCGTCATGAAGGCCATTACCGGCGATCTGACGGGCACGGCGGAGGAGATGGCCAATCAGATTGAAATCAGCATGCAGGCGGCCGCGCTGGCGGTCGGCTTTGCCGAGGCGTTACAGGGCCAGGATCTAGCCAAAACCCTGAAGCTGGACGGCACCGTAGCCGCCAGCGCCTTGCAGATTGTCGATTACGCGAACGCCATGAAAACGGCGGGCGAGACCACGGGGGCCGCAATTGCGCGCCTGGTGCTGAATCTCGGCGCCTTTGATCAGGCGCTCACTCTGACTGGCACCCAAACAGACGTAGTGGGCATGGATTTTGTCAACCTGGCTAATGCCTTGGCTGACGCCGCTGACCAGGCCAAAATAGGCATGGCAGGCTTGGCCCAATTGCAGGCCGCCTATTACGCCCACTTCTTCACCGAAGAAGAGCGCGCCATCAAAACGCGCGACGAGGTGCTGAAAGCCATCGAAAAATGGAACACCGAAAATGGCCGCCTGGGCGATGCTGCCATTACCACCAGCGAGCAATTTCGCAAGTACATCGAAAGCCTCGACCTGCAAACCGAGGCCGGTCGCAAGGCCTATATCGACGCCATGAAAATGGTCGGGGCCTTTATCACTCTGGATGAGGCGCTCAAGATCCTCAAAAATACCCTGGACAAACTGCCGACCGACATCGAGGCGGCCCGCAAGGCCTTGACCGATCTGATGCACGAACTTGATCCCACGGCGAATGCCGCTGATCAAAAGGCCAAAAATGACGCCAAGAACGCCCTGCTCGCCGCCGGTTATCAGGGGGATTTTACCGGACCCTCCATCGCTGCCTTCCTGAAGCAACTGCTGGCCATGGATGACTCGGCGCTGGAGGCCTACAAGGCGTTGCTGAAATTGCAGGAGGGCATACTCGCCCTGGCCAAAATCGCGGAACAGCGGGCGCAGATGAACGTCCGGCTCATAGAATTGACGCAAGGGCGGGAGGCGGCCCTGGCCGCTCAGCGCGCCCTGGAATTGGCGGCCCTGGATCCGTCCTTGCGCGCCTTGCAACAACGGATCTGGCTGCTGGAGGACGAGGCCGCCGCGCTCAACGAACTGAACGGCATCATGGACCGCATCTATAACGCCATCGGGGCGGATGATCTGGCGCGAGAGCTACAGCGCAAACTGGAACTGGCGGCGGCGGATGCCCGTAACCGCCCCTTTTTGCTGCTGCTCTATCAAATCGAAGATGAGCAACGGGCGCGGCAGAAACAGCTAGAGGCTGAGAAAACGGCGCTGGCAGCGGCCCACACCGCGCGCATGGAGGCCTTGGCGCAAGAGCGCGAGGCCACTCAAGAGCTGCTTACGACTGCCCAGGGGTTGTTATCCAGCATCCAATCGGCCCTGAGCAGTCTGCGCAGCGAGCTACCCTTGGATGAAATCAATCTGGCCCGCTCGCGGCGCGCCCTGGCCGAATGGGCCAGCGCCAAACAACTGCCGGATCAAAAATCCCTGGATCGCGCCATTACGGGTATTGGTGGCGATGATGCCAAGAATTACGCCACCGCCAGCGCTTATCTGTTGGCCAAGCAGGGGGATCTGGTCAATCTGTTGACCCTGGAGCAGTTGGCGCAAACCAAGGTCAGCGATGCCGAAAAGCTGCTGCAATCCCTGGATGATTTGCAAAGCGCTCTCACCAAGCAGCACGAGGCGGCCATGGCGGCCTTGGATGCCAAGTACGCCCTGGACGAGGATTGGAAAAAACGCCAACTCGACCTGCTGAACGAGCTGCTGGCCAAAATGTATCCCGATCAGGCCCCCGCCGACCGCATGCCCATGAAGTACCAATTGCCACCCGTCCCCAAGGATGATCAGGAACGGCAGGACAAGCGGTTTGGCGACGTCATCGCGGAAATTGCCCTATTGCGCCGGGACATGGCCAATTTATCAGCGGCGCAAATCGCCCCGCTGAAATCGTTAGACGATCGCGTTAAAAAATGGGATCTCGATGGCCTGCCAGCGGAACGCGACGCGGCTGAAATGAGCTATTTGAGGGCTGCCTAACATGGAAATTATCGTGCCCCGCGCCGTGACCCTTGCCTATACCGGGTCTTCGCCCACTTACCTCTATGCGGCCTGGGCGACCTCCACCGCCTATGCCGTGAATGCCGTCGTCCGCTACCAGGTCGGCGGCATCTATTACGATTATCGCTGCAAATACGCCCACACCTCCGCCACCTGGTCAAATCCAGGCAGTTATAGCTACTACTGGACGAAAATCAGCGTTTCGGCCACCACCGGCGGTTATACCTACACCACCAACGTGCGCCTTTCCAATAGCCCAACCTGGACCTCGGGGGCGGCGGCGGCCTTAAATGCCTCCTATTTCGACACGGCCAACAATCATGACTATGTGGCGGCGGTCGCGGTCACGGCAGGGGAGAATACCATCCGTCCCTCGGAGGCGGTGCGGTCCGCTACCGAGGCCATTGCCGCGCGCTGGGTGGATCTGGGGGTATCCAACGCCTGGGCGGCCATGGACTATTTATCTAATTCCTACCTGGAGGGACGGGACAGCAGCTCTAACATCCTTGATCCCGTATTTACCGTCAAAATTGATACCACCGTCGGCGCCGTCGACCGCCTGTTCTTTGCCGGCTGCAGCAACGTCAAGACCCTCACCTGCAAGGTCTATCTGTCCGGGTCTTTGAGTCAGACCATCACCAAGTCCCTGATCATTACCGGCTCGGCCTACGGTCTCAACTATCGCTATGCCAACATCCCCATCACCACCGTGGCGCAAGGGGCCACGCTTACCGTCGAGGTAACTCTGACCCGCGACGTCAGCACCATCGCGCCCCTCGTGGCTATTGTGGGCGCCGGGCGCGCCTTCGGGGTGGGTGACACCGAGTGGGGGGTGTCGCCGTCGATTCTGAGTTTTTCGCGGCGTGAGCGTGATCCCAATTTTGGCACGGTGACATTTGTCAAACGCGGCTTTGCCAAAACACTACGGGCTACCTGCTATGTCGATACCAGCCTGCGATTGGGTGATGAGGTACAGCAAATCCTGCAACAAGGCGATGGCATGACCTTGTTCTATGATTTCAACAACGACGGCGCGGATTATGAACGGCTGCGGATCTTTGGTTTTTACACTAAATTCGACATGCAGATCCTCGCTGCCTCCTATGAACTGCTGACCCTGGACGTGGAGGGACTGGTGGAATGACCAAGCGCGCACTGTTTCCTTCGGAGTTACCCCTGGACGCCACCAGTCTGAGCGTGACGGCTGATTGGCTGGCCGTACAGGTATCCGGCGAAACCCAGCTGAGAAAAGCTCACCCCGACGTCATCACCACGGCCACGGGCGGATGGAAGCTATTGGCACCCGGCAATACGAGTGCCAATCCGACGTATGCCCACCAAAATGATACGAATACCGGCGTGTGCTTTTATGCGGCCGACGTGGTGGGATTTACGTCCAACGGCGCCGCGCGCTGCGGGGTTGGCTCTACCGGAAACTTTGTGCCACTGTTAACGAATACCTATTCCTGTGGCACCACGGATTTACGCTGGACGGAATTGTGGACAACCAGCGGCACGGGTCAGGTTTCTGACGCCAACCAAAAGACCGACGTGTCCGACTGTGATCTGGGTCTGGATTTTGTTATGGCCCTGCGCCCGGTAAAATACCGGTGGATCAATCGTGGTAACACGGCAACCACGCAATTAGACGCCGACGGGCTGACTACGGAAACCGTCGTCACGCCCTCGCCAGGGGTACGCTATCACTACGGACTCATTGCCCAGGAGGTCGCCGAGGCACTGGGAGACCATGATTTTGCCGGGTACATTGACGACGCCGAAACGGGCGTGAAGGGATTGCGTTACTCCGAGTTTATCGCGCCATTGATTGCAGCTATCCAAGCGCTACATGAGCGCGTGGCGCAGCTTGAAGCTGACCGCGCTTAGGCCGCTCTCCGCACCGGCACGACCCCCCTGGTTACCCAGCACACCGGGGCGACGTTGACACACCGTGGGGACGCCATCTTAACCCCGGTAGCCAGGCGATAGCGCAGGGTGAACTGCCGGGTATCCAAGTCCAGTTCCACCTGTTGAATGAGCAGGTGGAGCGTGTCGCGCATAGCCTGAATCCTGGATTCGGCCAGATCAGTCTCCAGGGCCGCCCGCAAGTTGGCCAGCATCCGCACCACCTCAGCGACGCTATAGAGCGGGAGCACCTGGCCGGCGGGCTGCGCGCTGGCCATCGCGGCTATCTCCTCCGTCAACGCCGCCCGCTCGGCTTCCAGGGTAGCAATCATGCGCCGATAGGCGGGCGCGGCCTCCACAGTCATGGCAACGCTCGCGCTGGGTGGCCGGCAACACGCCGATAGCCTCACGGCGCTTAGCGACGCTCAGGCCCAGCCGGTCAGAGGCACGATAGGCGCCAGCCAGCAGCTTGGCGCGCACCACCAAGGCCCGGCGCAGTTCGCGCTCTGGGGGCACCTGTGACACCAAACGATTGAAGATAACTAGCTCGCGGCGGGTCAGGCAAGCCAGGTTGGTCAGCTCGGTATGGCTGGGATCGGTGTCGAGCATGATCACGACCTGGCCTGCTGGGATCGGCCCGTGGGCATCCTGCCAGTGCAGGCGATGCACGGAGATCCAGTCGCGGCGGGAATAGCCGGGCGCCGAGGCTTCGCGGAACTTGAAGAACCAATAGTCGTCGGAGTCCTGGCGGTAACTCCAGACCGGCAACTGATGCCAGACTTTATTACCTGGCTTCCAGCGTGTTTCCGCCGCGCGTCCGCCAGCCTGGTAGCCCACCATCCCGGCATTCCAGGGCGTCTGCCCTGGATGGAAGCGTCCCGAGCGGGGAGAACTGATGCCATAGCGCTTGAGGGCGTTAGAGAGGCTGTGTGCCTGGTAGCTAACGCCGAAACGCGCATTGAATGCTGCCGTCAGCGGGGTAATGGTCAGCGTCTCCCGCCGCTCCCGCAGCCAATCCAGGCGTTCGGGCGTCCATACCAACGACGGACGCTCACCGGGCATGGGTCCCCGCGAGCGCCCGCCACTGTCCAGCTTATAGCGGTCAATAGCGGATTTGACGGCGCATTCCGTCACCGCCAGGTTAAACGCGGCGGTAAACAGGGCCGGTATTTTGGCGATGCGATGCTGGCGGTAGGTCGCCGCCAGCCACGCCAGCCGCTCGGGTGTCCAAAAGCGGCGCATCAGATCCGCCCATCCATGCCGAGCAGACGCGGTGGTGTTTGGCCGGGCATCAAATCGCCACGCATCTTCGAGGCGCTGATAGCCAGGTTGCCGACAGCGATCACTTGCGCCGCGACGCGATCAATGGCACCAGCACGGCGGATCTCATTCTGTAAGGCTTCATCCGTCATGGACTCGTCTGACAAGCGCTCCAATTGCGCAAAGAGGTGGTCACTGAGATCGTTCAAGGAATTTTTCATGCGGTTTTCTCCGTCCATGCGGTGCAGTGTCGGCCCCAGTTGGGCAGGGTTAACAGGAACATGCCGCGTGGTTGTTTGGCGTTGGGGTGATTTGCTTCCCAGGTACAATCGCCCATGGTGGCGTGCGGGTGATCGTGGAACCATTGGCAAGTGCCACAGGATTGCCGATCGGTCATGGCGCCTCGTCCTCTAAATTCAGTTGCCGACCTTCCGCCAGTAGCCGATCCATGAGGTTCCGCCGTGAGATAGCGGATATGGTCCGGGCATACGCGAGATTTTGCTTGGCTATCGCCAACGATTCCCGCTGCATGGCCACGGCTTCACGGTAGAGAGCCAGCGTCTTCTCAATCGCCACAATGTGGCGCAGTTTTAGAATGTGTTTAATACGTTTTTTCATCTCTGCTCCCAGGTTTTGCACTTCTTTCCCCATGTCGATTCCACATTCCAAAGGCGCAGTTCCATGATGTAGGGGATGGGATGGCGCTCATCCCATTGACACTCTCCAGATGCACGTTCGGTATCGTGGGCGTACCACAGGCAGTTTCCGCAATTCTTGTCGCTCACCTTTTCCACCCTATGACCCACAAAACCACTAGCATCTAACTCATGATCCACAATCCACCTCTGCTTAGTTAAACTTGCAGGGTCACGCCGCTGAGAAAGGGGAGAGATGGCGCCCCGGCTGCCGGCGGTTTCCGCACTCACCGGCTAATCGTCCGGGCTAGCCCCGGCGCGGCTTGCTGTGATTAGAATGGTATATCTTCCGAATCATCCCATGTGCTTGGTGCAGACTGGGCTGGAGTAGGTTGCTGCGCCTCTTGCTGATACGTCGCACCCTTGGAACCGACGAAAGCCCAATCTTTTACGTCAACCTCAAGTGATGTGCGCTCACTGCCATCCTTAGCGGTATAGCTGCGCTGATAGGGTTCGCCCTGGATCAAAACTGGGTCGCCTTTATGCAGATATTCCGCAAAAGTTTCCGCCCGTTTGCCAAAAAGAGCGCATCGCCACCACGTCGTTACTTCCGAGTCACGCCGCTTGCGGGTGGTGGCCACGCTAAAATTCACCACGGCTGTTCCGTCTGGCGTGTATTTGCTCTCAGGATCGCGGCCCAGGTGGCCGATGAGGGTGACGGTGGCGAAGTTAGGCATTCACTTCTCCCAGCGAGGCTTGCCATTCGGCGGTGGTCATCTCGCCTTCCGCCTGGATCGCCTCACGCTCGGCCTTGGCTTCGGCTTCGGCCATGTCCTTCAGCGCCGCCTTACGGGATGCGAACGCCTGCCGGGCCGCGGCTTTGTCGCTGCCGCTCTTCAACTGCTTGGCAATCGCGGCGGCCTGCTCCATCTCCTCGGCGGTAAATGCGTCCTCGATGATCTTGAGGGTGGTCGCCAGATCCGGGCCGGTGTCCTCTGTCTGTGCGGGCGCAACACGGGCCGCTAAACGGGCCTTGACGGCTTCGGTGCGTGAGGTGGTGGGTTGGGATGGGATCACTTCGGCGTGGCCCATGGGGCGCTCGGGTGAGTCCTGTAGCTCATCCACGGTATAGACCCCCAGGATGGCGCCTGGCGTGTATTGGCGTGCCCAGTTCTTGACCTGCAAATAGCCGAGTTGCTGTTTGGGATTGGTCTTCCAGAGCGGACTGTTCTTCGTGGTCACGGAGGCAGCGCTCAACCACTCACCCCAGACCACAGCGGTTTCACCCGCAGGGACAGCACCGACGCGACATTCAATGTTCTGGCCATCGCCCCGGTATTCGTAGTGAAAGCGTCCACGAATAGCGCCAGAATTGGCGATCACAGCATTAACGAGCTGGGCTTCGTAGCCAAGCACTCCGCCAACCAGGAAGGTTTTTTGCGCCATGGCGAAAGGGTTAATCTGGAACTGCGCCGCCTGCATGATGATAGCCAGACAATCAGCGGGACTGCCTTGCAGATGCTTGGGAATCGTTACCCGCGCCTCGCACATCATTTCCGCCATGCGCTGCATACCAGCAATGACGGTCGGATCGAAAACCATGGATTGAGTCGATACCGAGCGTTCCTCGGGAATATTGGTAACAGTAGCGAGTGCAGCACTCATAATTCATTCTCCAAAGTTTTCGCCAGGCGCAGGACGCGCGGGCCGGGTTGAGTGGTAGTGAACTTATCCATCCAGGCCGCTGTCTGGTCGGTGTCGAAATCCGCCCACGCCATAACGGCCATGGCGAGTTTTGACCAGTCGGTTTTCTTGCTATCCTTATTGGCTCGGTAGGTTAGAAGGGTTGACCCGTCATACGTCACGGTGTCCGCATCGGCCAGCTTGGGCAGTAACTTGTCGCGGATGGCCTTCTCTTGCTTCTCACCCTCCGCCAGGCGCCGCTTGATGCTGGCAAAGTCCTTGATCAGCAGCATGAGGTCTTCCTTTACCTCCAGAATCTTATCGGGCGTATGCCGGGGCCAGCGCTGGCGGGACTCAATCTCGCTGCTGGGATTGGGTGGCACTCCGGCGACAACGTGATCACGCCACCACCGCGACGCCTCTTCCAGGATGTAGCCCTCCAGTTCCATATCCCTGGCCAGGTGGTAGATGCGAAACTCCTGATTACCAAATAAAACTGCGAGATCCCAATGCGGACAGCCGGTCAGCGCCATGTACACCGCGCTCTGGGTGAGATAGGACGGCGGCACAGCATCGGTGCCCGCCTCGCCCCACTCGCTATCGCGTCCAGCGGCGAAGGCGCTGGCGGTCTTGGCTTCCAATCCCAAGTCGGTGCGGATCTCTTGCCGCCAACTGGCGCGCTTGGCACCCTCGGGGATCACCAGGCGATCAATGTGCCCAATCAGAGGCGCCTCGGGATGCCTGAGCAAGCCGTTGAAGCGCTGCACCTGACGGCCCGTTTGCTCGCAGTACTCGCGCGCCACGAACTCCTCGGCGTAGCTGCCGAACCGGGTCTGGAGGTTGCCGGTGAAAGGCTCGGCTTTTCCAGTTTTCTCCTGGAATACCTGAAACGGCGTGCGCCAAGGATTGAGGCCAAGAATGGCGCCGATATCAGAACCGCCCAGACCCGTGCGGCGATCGGTGTGGAATTGGGACATGTCACCCATGGCACATCTCCAACGTCTCGCCAGCGGCGGCCAAATAGGCCCGCTCAAGCGCCTTCCACGCGCGATCCCCGCGCAGTTCGTTATGGGCAAATATCAGCATCGCGTCCACGATGGCCAGGCGGGCGGCTTCGAGGTGCGCCGCTTCCTCGTCTTTGTCCAGGGCCTCGGCCATGTCCTGCTCTACCTGGGTATCAAGCACGAAAGCGGGAATCGGGGCCTCGTATTCGGCAGCTTCTTCGGTCATGTCTTTCTCCGGTGGGTTGGTTTCCAGGCGCAGTTCCTCAATCAATTGCGCGTCAATGTCTACGGGGCTATCAGTAAGCTCTACAGGCTCTTCTTGGCTTTGCAAATGCAAAGGTAGCGGCCTGGTAACGCGGGCCTCCTGCGGCTCTTTAGGCGGCACCACGGCCTGATGCCAGGGATGGGGGCCAGGTGCCACGCGGCGGGGAATAGCAATGGCCTGGGCCGACGTGTCCAGGAAGGTCGGTCCCGGATAGCCGGTGGCGCGGGCGCGGCCCTGGGGTGTCAGTTGGTAGGCATTGCAGATCTTATTGCGGCTATTGATGGCGGCAGTTTTGTCCAGCAGTCCCTTGCCGCACATTTCAAAAGCAATCCGTGACAGTTCCTTGGTGTCTTCCGCCGTCGGGCATTTCTCAAACAAGCCCTCGACGGTCATGGCGTCGCCACCTGCCAATGCCGTCAGCATCTCGGCGCGAATTTGCTCACGGACGGGTGAAGTGTGGTGAATCACTCTTGCTCCTCCTCGTCAAAATCAGGATCAGCCGTTAGTTCGTCGTCTTCGAGATAAGGGCCGTCGGCTTCGTCGTTGTAAAAGCGATTCCATCCGATGCCGTCGCCGGGTCCGGGGTAGCTGGCGTAACTGCCGCGAAATTCCACGTTATTGCTCCTCTTTTGGTTACAGCGAATCTAATGCACCGTTTTCCCTAACCCCAACACCTCTTGATGAGGAGGCGGGATATAGTCAACGTGATGCTGTACGCTAATGGCAAAATGCTTGGGCGGTACTTGGCCATCATTCTCAACCTGGTACCAGAGTTCATGCAGATGGCTCAAGAACAGTTTGACAGTTGCGCGTCTGGCCATGAGATCAATCCTGCCATCCGGCAGCATCCCTTCCGCATAAATTTTCCGTTGCGCATGGTTAGGTGTCATCGTCAAAGTTTTACTAGCTAGTTCCCTCCGATCACCACGCTGATTGCGGACAATCTCCAGGGCCTTGCGGTTGCGATACCACTTGGCATAGAAAGACTTTTGACTGCCACCCAGCTTCACGAACTGATCGCTAATCTTCCAGCATAACGTCTTGAGCGGACGGTTATAGGGAATGCGGGACAGGCTCTTGATAGCGCCATCTTTGGTAAGCGGCTTCTCATTACCCGTGCGGTAATCGGTAGTCGCGTCACGGATAACGGTATTGGGATCGCGTCCGACAATGGTAGCGATAGTGCGCGCCCGTTGGTCAATGTCGCCCTCTTGCTCGTCCCACAATTTCTTGAGTTCATCGGCTTTTAACCATTGCTGGCTGGGATCAAGTCCCGCGTAACGATGCCATTTGCCAACCGTAGGGGGTACGGGACGGTTGCCTAAGTGCGCCACCAAGCCTGCGGCCAGGATAGGGCCAATACCGTCAACCGCGGCGAACCAAGGCCACATGGGATGCGCGGTAACAAAAGCCTCCAGCCACAATTTGGCATTAGATTCCATGGCGTCAATTTGCTGCGCCATGAAGTCCAATGCAGTATGCGAGGCCCCGGCATCGGCACCGTTTTCAACGGCGCGGATCTGGTTGTCAATGGCCTTGCGGTAATCCTGCATGGAGTAATACAAGTCAATCAGTACGCGGGCCTCAGAGGCATTGGCCTGGCCGGCAACGCCTTTAGACATGCTGGGAATGTCAGGAGATTCGCCAGCGCGTAAAGCAGCGATAGCGTCCTTGTTGAGCTTGACGACAGGGGTAAAAATGGGCATTTCATTAGTGTTCATGGTCTCTATCTCTTGGTTAGGATTTCATGGGGCCTTCGGTTCTCATGCAATGTTCGGATTGCATCCCTTATGTGGTTCTCATGTCAGGCTCGGCTAGTACTTTATGAGTGGTTCTCATTGACGACGCGGCTTGCATTGCGTGTTCTGTTCTCATTCGTGAGGCGGCTTTCACTTCTTAAGCGATTATCATTAACATGACGGATTGCATCTGATCAGCGGTTCTCATGAGGAGGACGGCTTGCATCCGCATGACGGTTCTCATCCTCCTCTAGGCTTGCTTCGCGGGTTAGGTTCTCATTTGCTTTTCGGCTTTCGTCGGCATGACGGTTCTCATGCACCTCCAGGATTGCTTCTATGTCGCGGTTCTCATATAGCAGACGGCTTGCTTATTACTAAAGATTCTATTTCGCCCTTCGGCTTGCATGGCTCCCACGATTCTATCTAGGGGGACGGCTTGCATGGCGTTAGCGGTTCTCATGTTTAGTACGGCTTGCATCTATCCGACGGTTCTCTTGTCATGCCCGGCTTGCACTTTTAATCAGATTCTCATCACCAGGGCGGATTTCATTTCTTAAGCGATTCTCATTAGCATGACGGATTGCATCACCATCAGGGTTCTCATGTTTTCATCGGCTTATAAAACCTGCTAAGTCCCAGTGGCCCGAGTGTCAGGCACTACGGACAGCTTAGGTGTGCCGACCTGAAGGACTATTTCAGCATTCTTAGCCACGTCCGGAGCAGTGATAAGCAGCTTTTTGTAAGCCAGGTTAGCCGTCATGTAACCCCGCACCTCCTTGAAAAAAGCCAGCATCATGCGTGACTTCTTTTCAATGTCCATGTCGTCGCGTCCATCTATCTCCTCAACCTTGGCGATGCAGAAGTCAACAACGCCATTTATATTCCGCTCAATCATCTGCTGTTCCTCATTGTTGAGTCGCTCATGGCGACGGTTAAAAAATTAAACTCCCATCTTCTTGTTATATAGCTTCAGCTTCCGAGTGAATCCAGGAAGCTTGCTGTTGCTCATGGCCGCTAATCCTCCGAAAGTACTTCCAGACTCAAAACACCGTGATGCTTCCTGGCTGTCATGCTGCGGTTGAATACGATCAATGAAGACGGCGAACATGCCGCACTTCTGGCTGTTTCCAGCCAAACACTGATCAAGCAATGGCTCACCGATCTCGACAAAAGCCAAAACTCTGGCGATGTGATCAATGCAATCCTCACGCACCTGGACAGCACTCGTAACGGTTGGCGCTGGCGAATAGGTGGGCTGCGCCGCGCAGCCGGACAGCAACAGGGCGGCGATGATTGGATATCTCATGACGGCCTCCGCGTGGCCTGCGGACGATGCAAACGGTTTTCGAGCAGTGGCCAGACCCAATCGGCCAGGACGCCCAGTACCACCATCACCATGCTGATGGCGGCGGTCAGAACCAGAACGGCTAGCAGTGCGCTCATTTCTGTTGCTCCCTTACTTGCTCGCGGCGATAACTCAACCAAGCGTCGAAACCAATGGTGGCCAGGACGGCGCCAACGAAAAAGGCGGTCCACGCACCAAAGAACCACATGACGAGACTGTTCATACCGCCTCCCTGATCGGCAGGACGTGGTGTGGCAAGGGCCGATAGGTCCGGGGATCGTTGCTCCACGCCCGCCGCGCCAGCTCGCTGGCGCACAAAACAGCAAAGTTCTCCAGGGCGTGATGGGCCTGGTGCAGATCCGGGCCGCTGGCGCTGGCTACCCAGTCGCCAAAGGCGATGGAGCGGGAATATTCCAGAAGGTCATCCAGGCGGGTGAGGTCGAGTGCGGGGGCGGTCATGGGGTCCTCTCCTCCAGGTGGCGGGCCGGGATGGCCTGCGCTTGAGTAGTACTATAGTGCTAGTTTACTACCAGTGCAAGCACAAAAGTGCTAGAGAAAGACAAATTTTTTAACCGGCCTTGGCGTAACGCTCTTCGGCTTCCGCGACACGATGCACTTGAGACTTACCCGTTGCGGGTAGGCAGGCGTAAGTGTGTACCAGGTGGTCAAGGCTATTGAGCTGGCCAGCATCAAGGGCCGCGCCGTCAACTAGGAGGGTCCATTCTGGCACGTTTAGGGCGCTGGCAAGTAGGGACAGCGTTTCGAGTGTAGGGCTTTTACCGTCGGGATTCTCGATTGAGGATACGGTTGTTTGTCCCGCGCCAGACCGCTTCCCAAGGTCGGTTTGGGTCATGTTGCGGGCCAATCTCAGCCGTTTGACGTTGGCCGCGACGATCTTGCGGGTGCTGGTGTCCATGATAAAAGCATGGACCCAAGTGCCATTTTTTTGGTGTTGCAAGTTTAGCACTCTAGTGCTAGGCTTTAGGCCATGAACATGCAAACCTACATTGAAGACCTGCGCAGCCGCGTTCTGACGTGTCACGCCACGCGCGATCAGATTGCCGCTGCTACCCATGGTGTCGTCTCCTCCAGTTGGGTCAGCAAGTTTGCCGCTGGCAGGATGCGCAACCCTCGCGCTGATTCCTTGGTAGCGCTGGATACCGCGCTTGAAAACTTGAGCGCGACGCCAGCCTTAAAAACCGCCGCCTAAATGCTCCACCCAGTCCTCCTCGTGCTCTACCTTAGAGCCTTCGCCCCGCTACGGCTTGCCTGCCGGCGGGGCTTTTTTATTCCCGCGCCATAACAAAGACAAACGGTAGGAATTACAGCCATGCGCGAACTGCTTGAGAAGTTAGTGGATATATCTGTGGAGGTCCGGTCATGACCCCCTCGCGGCTGTTGTCCGTCGGCTGCACTTATGGCGCCTACGTCGTCACGGGTGTTGTCAACGACGGCATTGATGTCAACACCACCACCTACGCCTGTAGCACCATCTGCTGTGATCGCACCTATACCAAGCTACACAAGGTGCTCAAGGAAAACCACGACGCGGGCCGCCACTGGTGCCAGGAGTGCGCCAGGAACAAGGCCAAGACGGGACGCAGCGGACTGGATATCGGGGAAATCCTGGCTTGCTACCAAGTGGTGGGCGTGGTGCGCGATGGCGTCAAGAAAGAGCGTATCTACCGGGTGCGCACGACGTGCTGCGGCTCCGAACTGGAGCGCACCCAGGGAAATATCGAACGCTCGCAGAAGTATGAGATTAAGCAGTGCGAGCGCTGCACTCGCCAGAACATCCATTTGCGGCGACCTAAACCGGAATATCTCTGCGATCGGTTGGCGGATATCGGCCTGATCTCGGCGGCTACCGCCTGGCCGCGCCCGGCGAGTCTGCGGGTATCGGCATGATTGAAATCCTCGCCTCTCTAGCCTACGCCATGGCCTTTGTCGGCCTGCCGATTGTGCTGATTGTGCTGGTGACGGTCTGGACGGCGCGGGGGGATGACTGATGGACGATATTGACCGGGCGCAGGAGCACATCGAGGCGGAACTAGCCCTGGCCATCCAGGCGGCACGTGGGATACCGGGCACGCGCTATCAGGCCAAGCGCACGCACTGCCCGGACTGCCATGAAAAACTGGAACCGCATCGCCAGGCGTATGGGCTGTGCCGGTATTGCGCTGAGGTGCGCGAGGCCAGAGGGCGGTGGCGCTGACATGGCCATCCTCGCCTCCCGAGTGGAACGCCTATGTGGAAGCCGGCAAGGATCTGGCCACCCGCCGTTCCCGCCTGGCCGAAGTACCCGAGCACTGGCGCGAGGGCGTCAAGCGGCATGTGGCGCTGGTGTTCAAGATCCGGGCGCGGTTGGCGCGGCGGCCAAAATGATTATGCGCGGAAGCCGGGTAATGAACCCGGCCCTCGGGCTGCGGGGCCTGGGGATGGCAGGGGTGTCGTCTGGTCTGCACCCTGCGCCGTTTGCCGGTAGCCAAGCCGGCCCGCGCGCCTAAATGAATGGGGTTTTACATGGCAAGACGCTGCGCAAGCAAAAGACAACGCGACTTGCTGTATCTAGTGCAGGACGGGCGTTGCTCACTCTGCGGAACCGACTTGGAAGAAGGATTCCACGTCGATCACATCCAACCTTTCAGCCAAAAAGGCCAAACAGAACTATGGAACTTACAAGCACTTTGTTTTCCGTGCCATTCCAAAAAACACTCCGTCGCGGCCAACAAGAAGTCGTTGACGCTTGTCTGCATCCTGGAGTAACGGCACTCAATGCGCAGTTACCAACGGGTTACGGGAAGACGTTTACCGCCTGTTGTGTCTATGCGAGCCTGCAACAGCACGGGCGCGTGAATCGGATACTGTATGTGGTGCCAACCTCTTCGCAACTCGATCAGTTCGTCACGGATGGTGGTGTTGATTTGGTAGCCGCTGGGGTAGATGGCTCCATGGCCATTGTTGATATTACCTATGTGGGCGCTGTGGCCCTGCGCCACCATCGGCAAAACAAGGCCCAGGTCTATGCGACCACGATCCAAGCGTTCGCATCTGGGCGCGCCTTTGAAACCGTCGTCTCGCTGATGGAAACCGGGCGATGGATGGTGGTGATTGATGAATACCATCATTACGGCATTGATAAACAGTGGGGGGTGCAGATTGCCAAGCTCAATTACGCCTTCCGGTTGGCTATGTCAGCGACTCCCTATCGCCCAGAAGACGATGGAGCCTTTGGGGCGCCGCATATCACAGCCTCCTACGTTGAAGCCGTGGAACAACAAGCCGTTAAGCCATTACGCCTACACTCCTACGTCTATCGGGTGGATATGGTCAATGCTGACGGCGGCATTGTCAGCTACACCACGGAACAACTCGCCCAGGAGGCCGGGTCCGACAGTCCCGAAGCTATCGACAAGATGGTGTTAGATCGCCAAATGCGGTGGTCGCCCAAGTACGTTAGTCCCCTGGTGGATCGCCCGATTGCCCGGATGCAGAACGAACGCCTTAAAACCGGCTACCCCCTGCAAACGCTGGTTGGAGCCATGTCGTGCTCTCATGCCGATCTGGTCTGTAGTCAATTGCGGGCCATGTTCCCAGAACTGCGTATTGACTGGGTAGGCACCGGCGCCAACGGCCGCAGTGATAAGGACAATGCCAAGGTCATCAGCAAATTTTGCCCTCCCAAGCGAAATGGTCAGCGTCGCCCTGAAGATATCGGCCTAGATGTGCTGGTACATGTTGGCATGGCCGGAGAGGGTCTGGATTCGGTCTATGTATCTGAGGTGGTTCACCTCAACCGCGCCAGCATCAATAATTCCAACAACCAAGAGAACGGCAGGGCGGCCCGCTATCTTCCTGACGTGATCGGTTATATCAACGTCGATTCATCCAGTCCTTATGCCAAATATATTGGCGAAGCAGTGATGCAGTTGATGGATGACCCGAACCTTCCTCCCAAGGAACAGGATGAGACGGGAGACAAGGATCTGAATGAAGACAACGAATGGCCAGATATCCCCGATGTACCTAAGATTCGCGTCTGGGATCTGGAGTGCATCCGCGTTGACGACGGCGAGGTCAAGCGGTTTGGGATGGAGATGTTACGGGCTGGCGGTGCCTCGGAACAGACGATTGCCAGCGTCTTTGAGGACAACGCTCACGCCAGTCATGATCGCTGGATGAAGATTGCCGAGAACGGCTATCGTCAGATGCGCCGCCAAGAGGCTGAACAGTTCAACGCCATGTCGGCGGTGATGCAATGGGAGGAGGCAGTTAAGAACCTCACTGGGACCTTGACAGGTCAGGTCATCAAGCGTGTTTCCGTCTCAGGGATGCGTATTGAAAAAAGTTTCGTGGCGGATATCAAGCGGCGTATCAATACCCAAAAGAAACGGGCCGTGGGCGCTGTGGAGCGGGATGAGGATATTCTCAAGCGGCACTGGTACTGGCTGAAGAATTTGGAAACCGACCTACGCGGCGGGGAGCTGCCGTCATGGTTGCAGTAAGCGTCAACACCGGACCAATTTCAGCCGATGATCCGGCGCGTAACGTCTCGCCTGACAAGTGGTTTAACTTAATGCTGGCGCGACGCACAAAGATCCATACCCGCATCCCCTATGACTGCCGGTCATTATTGGAGTTTGTGGCTGAGGCGGATACCTATCGGATGTGGGAACACACCGGCCACGCCAATCTCGACGCCTATATCCGCGAAGGCTTGGAGATTGACCCGGAATTACTGGAGTGGGCCAAGTTGGGATTATCGGTGATTGGCCGGGAGCAGCCGATCAGTTTAGCGGCGGCGGTGGATGCGGGTAAGCGGGCTGCGCAAGTGCTGGCGAGTGCGCCGGAGTTGCTGACTGCCAAGGAGGCGGGAAAGAAAGGGGGAAGGGGTAAAAGGGTTACTAATTTAGTATCCCTTTCCAATGGTGGGAATGACCGCCTCGCCGCCCGCCTCAAGCGCGATCACCCGGCGATTGCCGCCCGCGTCGCCCAGGGCGAGTTCAAGAGCATCCGTGCGGCGGCACTGGAGGCGGGCATTGTCAAGCCGATGCGCAGCGTTCCCACCGACAGTCCAGACCGTGCCATCCGTGCCCTATTACGGGTGTTCAGTGTCGTGCAGTTGGCGCAAGCCCTGGGCCGGGCCAGTGAGGATCTTGACCGGAAGCACCAGGCGCCGAAAGGGGTGCGGGCCTAGTCCATGCGTACCTCATGGAACGACGAAGAGGATCTGGCCCTGCAAGGGCTGCCATGGATGGCGCAACTGCTCTATCTGCGTGGGCTGCGTCCTTACATGGACTATGCCTCGGGAGTGGTGGGGATCAAACGCGGGATCTCTTATCAAGGGTTGGCGGAAACGCTGTATCGGGAGGCTGGGCAGGGAAAACATGAGTATGGGTCGCCCACCCTTAGCGCCATTCGCAACGGCATATCTGTACTGGAAAAGGCCGGATTGTTGATCCGTATTGAGGCGGATAGAAGGCTTATTTTTGAACTGGTTTTAGCGACTCGGGATGATTCCGTCTCGGAGAAGTACGACAGACGTACGACAGACGTACGACAGACCAGGCGCGACAGACCAATCACTAAACAGAACAACAGCTTAACAGACAACAACGACAGACGTACGACAGACCCTATACCCGAGAAGTGCGACACTCCTCCGGTATCCGGTATCCGTAAAGAATCTCTACCAACAGAGCTTATAGAGAGAGAGCGCAACAACGCGCGCGGAGCGCGCCTCGCTCTCTCCTCTTTGCCGGCGGAATGGCGTGACTGGGCCAACCGCGAACGGCCAGACCTGGACGCCGATGCCACCTGGCAAATCTTCCACGACCACTGGATAGCCATCGCCGGCACGCGCGGCTGCAAATCCGATTGGCTGGCGACCTGGCGCAACTGGGTACGCCGCGAAACTGCATCACCGGGAGGCCACAATGGGCACCGTTACGAATCTGCCGCTGAAAAACGCGCCAAAATCAACCGCACCTTCATCGAAGCCGGACAACGAGCTTTTGACGAAATGGACAGCGGCTCTGCTCGCCCGCTTCGCGGCGATCTGGCCCAAGGCGTGGGCGGATAGCCAGGCCGGCATCGAGCCCACCATGGTGATGGCGGAATGGGTGAAGGGCTTGGAAGGACTCACCGGCCAGGAAATCGCCGACGGCTTGACGCATGTTCGCGCTCACAACACCTGGCCACCCTCGATAGCCGAGTTCCGCACCGCCTGCCGTGGCGGCGCCAATGCCGAGCAGCGGGCCTATGCGGCGCGGGCCAGGGATGATGCGCCCGCGTTGCGCCACGGCACCCACGGCGATGTCGCGGCGGTGGTGAGCCAGCATATCGACACCGTCAAGGCGCAACTGGACGGGCGGCCCGTCTATCGCAGCCAGGTGGATATCGAGGCCGGGCGCTGGACGCGCGAGATGGAAGATAACTTCCTACACCATGCCCAGATCATGGGTCGCCGGGTGCGGCCTGTGGAGTGGCCCGAGTCCGCATGATGCCTAAACCCTTCCGCCTCAAGCCCCTCGTCCCCTCCGAGCACCAGGTGCAAACCGCCTGCCTGCAATACCTGGCTGTGTGTCCCAGCGTGGCGTGGGCCCAGCGGATGAATACGGGTGCGGTGAAGATTCCCGCGATAGATGGCAAGCCACCGCGGTTTGTGCGCTACGGGTTTCCGGGATGCTCTGACATCCTCGGGCAGATGACGGACGGCAGAGTCCTAGCCATCGAGGTGAAGAGTGCCGCAGGACGCGCTACAGAGGCTCAGGCTGCGTTTCTGAAGCGGGTGGCTACCTACGGCGGGGTGGCGGGCGTGGTGCGTTCTGTGGCCTGCCTAGAGCGCGTAATCGCTATGTCTGAGGTGCGGGCAGCATGACATTAGCCGATTGGAACGTCTTTTTGGCCTATACCCACCTGGAACCCGCCGAACTGGCCCTGGCCCTGCCGGCGGATTTTGTGTGCGGCAAGGGTGGTAGGCTGGTGCTGTCCCTACCCAGATGGCATCGGCAGTCCAAGTCACCAGCAAGCGAAGCGGCTTTGTTATCGGCGTTAGTGCCGTGGGGGGTGAATAGTCTGGAGGTGAGGGTGGAGGTGGGATGATGGATGGAAAATTAGAATTGATCCCTTGCACTTTGCGAGAAGCAAACGATTTCGTTACTAATTTTCATCGCCATAACGGCAGGACAACCAGAGATTCAGGCAAATGGGCCGTTGCTTGTGGCAATGAAGATGTTGGGTTAGTAGGAGTGGCTATTGTGGGTAGAACTCTGGCAAGGATGCTGGACGATGGCTATACCGCCGAGGTGCTGCGCGTATGCACCCGCGATGAAGCGCCTAAAAATGCTCCATCAATGCTCTACGGCGCGTGCTGGCGTGCCTGGCGCGCAATGGGTGGACGCAAGTTGATTACCTATACGCTGCCGTCTGAAAGTGGGTCAAGCCTGCGTGGTGCAGGATGGCGCGTAGTTGGGGAGACAAAACCTGGGCCATGGTCACGGCCTAACATAGAGAGGGTTAGGCGCTGGCAACCGATTTACGGGCAAACAAAGCTGAGATGGGAGGCGTGATGGCTGACTGGGATACAAGGTTTATGGATATGTGCAAACTGGTGGCGTC